CGATGGCGTTAAACTTTCTGTCTTGTGCGCTAGTTGCTTGATTGGTTGCTTGAGTTGTCAAAAATATACTGGTGACATTACCCTGATCAAAGTTAATCAATCTCTTGACGCCCCCCAGTCTTGACCATTTCGTTGTGTCGTAATATGAAGAGTCATTAACCGTGCTACTTATTCTCTGTACCTTTGCTTGGTATCGAGATCCCGGACTTGCAGGAATGACTTTAAAGGTATAAAAACGCTGATCTAAAGTATTATCAACAATGGTAACTCTTGTCTTTTCTGTACTTATTACGTTATCTGAGCTATCGATCAATTCTAATATCAAATCGAAATTTACGGTCACATTAATGCTTGAATTTGACCGTCTATCAGCCAAACCGCGGCTAGCAATAATATCAAACCATACTTCTTCTGTGTCTCCAGGGACTATAAAAGGGCCGATAATGTCCGATTCTAACGAGTCGGTATCAAAAACAACTTCAGTTAATACAGTCTCATCAATTAGAGCCTCTTCAACTTCGATAATATATCTTGTGAACCCTTGGAAATCTGGCGGCTCTGCAGCAATCAATTCAGTGTTAAAAGACTTATAGATAAACGTACCGTCATTGCTTGGGGTTCCCGCTATAGTGAAGCTAGATCCTATCGTAAGACCCTCAAAAGCCGCTAGTCCAGCCCCAGCCGCGCCAGTACTTGCAAATGTAGAATCTGATGATGAAAAGTCAACATTGCTTGCGGTTGTATTGAATAAACTCTCATCATTTGGCGCTTTAATTTCTTGGCCATTAATTTCATTTGAATCTGTAATATCAAGTAATTCAGGGATCAAATCGTTTGGTTCAAAAATGGTAAAAGCCGACCCGGCAATATCGTTTAATAATGTCTCGCCGCTTTTAATATCTTCAAATCCATATTCACCACGACCTATAATTAAATACTCTGTGATAAATTTCACATGATTTATAAACTCGGTCACCGTTTTGGCCCCTAAATCTGGATAAACTCTCATGCGCCCATAAATATCAGGGATTCGACCTAATGGCCTGGCTAGATTTGTTTGACCAGTTAACCGGTTATTAGGTGATTCGTTTGTTTTTGGGAAGTTAGGGTTTTCTACTCGTGGTGGTGGCGATATATCTGGAGCCAGAATAACTGATGCCAGAATTGAAATAATGATAGCAACATAAAACTCTGTTCCTTGCGGCCTATGAACAATATTAATAATGTCATCTTTTTTTAATGTTCGGTTGATCGCTTGAAAACTATTTTGATTGATTTCATTTTCTTTTTTGATATCACCTAGAAATAATTGAGTAGGCACATTGAAGCCGTTCTCTCCATATTCTGAAATTATCCAAGACAACAGATTTTCACCGTCATCAACAGGATGAATAATTCTTTTATTGATCCCCTCCGGATCGTTATGGATGATTATGTTAGCCGACATAGCGATAATATTCTAACCGTTTGAATAACTTGTTCATTAGTTTAACGGGGTGTATTTCTGATTGCCCCGTCTCTCTCGTCATTGAGTGTAAAATCTGGCCTTTGCCGATATAAATACCAACATGTTCGGGTCTAAATGTTTTTCTACTGATCATCATTACCACATCGCCATCGCTCGGCGTGGTTGTTTCTTCCCATTCGCCAGAACCATCGCGTACAGATTCGATTTTATGCATGGTTTTTTCGGGATTATCTATTTCGTCAATCTTAAAGTGTGCTAGTCGAATATTGAACAGGTCCATATAAACCATTGAAACCAAACCCCAACAATCGGCACCCTCAAATGATGCCTGACCGCATACCCATGGAATACCTATGTAATTGTTATAATCAATCATATTAATCGCAGAGATGGGAAACGCTCTATCAAATAAAGCTCGCCCGCCCTTTTAATAGCAAAATTAGAATCTTCGCCGGTTAAAGTCACAGCCTCATAACTTTTAAAAGATACGTCTGAAACTGACATATTTAAAACTAAAACGGGCTCAGATAAATCACCGCTATAATATTTTCTATAAATTAACTCTATTGGTATCAATGATCCGCTCTCGGTAATTTGTTGTAATTTATCATTAACTTCATTACCTACAGCGCCAAGACCAATTGTTAAAATCTGTTCTATTTGCCCGTTTTCCCCAGGTTCATTAAGAGTCATGCTAATTGCTTTAAATGTGACACTGGTTGAGGGGTTTCTTGGTGCCGTCGATTCAAGGGTTAAATTAACATCTTTAAAATCTTGAACAAATCGTAATATACTAAAGTCCGGGTGAAACAACTCAATCGTCCTAAACTCTCTCTGAGCTTCAGGCATACTAGCAGTAAATTTTTTATATTCTTCTAAACTAGCCATATTGTTTTTCTACCGTCACTAAGTTTGCCGTAACTCTCCATAACTTACCCTGCAGGCTTGGATTGTAAGTTTTGATAAAAAAACACTCATGAACCTCCACCCCAAAACCTACCTTTAATTTCATATCAAAAGATATAGAGCCTAATTTTAATGTGTGACGATAAAACCCTTCAAACACTTGAAATTCTAAGGGCTTAAATAACCAAGTAACAAATGGCATTGAGGGTCCATCTTCAGATAGCAACTCAAATCTTGGGACGCCTGTTTCAACATCGTTGCGCCTAACTTTTCGAGAGTCGGCATGATTATAACTAGTAACTAGTGGGATCGGTAAATTTTCAGGGTACGCTAAAGCCACTTAAATATTCCTCGTTAAACTAAAGCCTCGCCTAATTGAATCAGCTGCTTCGCCTCTACCGCTTGCTAGACTAGTATTGACCTGCTCAACCGCTTGAACAACAGCGCGGTTAATCGAGATTGTCAACTCGCCTTGCGTTACAAATGGCTCACTCACTTCTACTAAATCAGACGCGTTATTGTTAACTGTGACATTTACGCCGCCACCACCTCCGCCAGCTCTCATTGATGTTGCAGGGATTATTTGGCCGCCAGATTGACCGGATAACAAAAACTGCTTAGAGCCTTGCACTAATAGTTCTGGTTGTCCGTTTTCATTAACGGGATGCAAAACCCCCTGAGATACATTCCCGCCTGCTTGACGGCCACCGCCTTTTAAAGCGTTTCTTGCGGTTGCAATAGTCGCTAAAGCTTGAGCGATAAAAGGTATGGCTGCAGGAAAACCGAGCTCACTTGTCTTTGATATTGCCTTGGCTGCTGAGATGCCTATTTGCACCGCCGCCGCTGCCTTGCTGTCAACAAGTCCTGAGCGTTCTAATGCTGATGCGGTTTTTTGGGCGTCATCAAGATTGAAGTTTAATTTATTTTTATTTTTTTCATCATCGGTAACAACTTTCTTCCCATCTTTCTCGATTCCAGCCGCTCTATCCCTCGCGTCTTTTCTTTCGGATTGCCTTATTTTTCTTCGTGCTGCAGTTTGTTCTTTTAGATGTTCTGTTTCGTCCAATCCTGCCTGTATCGCCATATTAGACGCGCTTATTTTTACCTCTGTATTGGCGTTGATGGCATCAATTTCAGCTTGTAGCTGTTCCTGCCTAATAATTAACTGCTCTTCATTAAACTCTGTCAAATCGGCTGCGGTTTGCTTTGATGATTCTGCCGCACTAGCAAATGATGCGGCAACCTCATCAGCACCAAAAAACTCAAATAATTGGCCGAAACTATCTTGCGCGTTAGCTATTAAATCATTAAATCCCGCCTTAACTTTATTGAGCGCGCTAAACATTGCATCACTAAAGCCGTTAGATATGAATAACCAAACCTTATTGGCAGTTGCGCCTAGATTAATAAAAGCCTGAGATACTTCGCCAACGATAATAGTCGTTACAGCTCTTAAATTGGCAGGTAGATTAATAATTGAATCAGCAATAAATGAAAGAGCGTTTTTGACTAAATCCCACGACGCCGCTAAATTAAAGGTTTCATCTGCCGCGCTTTGGGTGCTTGAGGTTATTTGGTCTAACATAAATAAGAAATCTGATATTCCATCGACCATAGCATCAACACCAGGCACTAAATCACTTTCTATAGTTTCGCTAATTGTTTTCATGAATTCTGCGATTGCTTCAGTTGTACCTAGCCCGTTATCAAGCTCCTGAACTGTCACAGCAAAGGCATTGGCAATCATTCCTGAAGCTCTTTGAATAGTTAAAGGCATCTTAGCGAACTTCTCATTGATTGAGTCTGTCTGACCTTGCAAAGCTTTAAATACATCTTCAGATAATACTTTACCTTCAATAACGGCTTTTCTTAATTCGCCAACAGTCAACCCCATTCCTTTGGCTATGGATTGAGCAATTAAGGGCGTATTCTCTACGATCGAGTTAAATTCTTCTGCGCGAACTATGCCGCCCGCCATGGCTTGGCCAAATTGGAGCATGGCGTTACCCATTTGCTCCGCGCTTGAACCGCCGATTGAACCTAACTTATTAAGGTTAGATGTCATCTGAACGATTTCTTCTGATGTGGCTCCGATTGACTCACCGGCAATTAAGAGGTTTTGTGATAATGTCGCAATTGGCTGAATAGAGTTGCCAGTCTCTTTAGCAATATCT